TTATCTCATATAAACGATGTTTGGCTGCTATCCCCAATTCCTTTTCTTCAAGAAACTTCGTCCTTGACTCTGCCGTATCAATAAACATTAATCTAATTCGTTTTGTAACCGATACATCAAATCCCAAATCAATATAAGCATCTAATGTATCACCGTCAACAATACGTTTTAAAATGGCATTATAAGTATACACTATTCTTCCTCATCTGTAGTATCAACTTCTTCAAGAGTACCATCCAAATAATGCATATACGTACCAATAATATATTTATCATTAGATTTTGGAACATCACCTACATGTGGGTGTGTCCAAAATGGAGGAAATATTGCAATAGTACCTTTCTTGGGTTTAATATTAATACCATATTCAGGAAATATAGTTTCACCACCTTCCTCAACATCATTTAAATATAAAAATATAACCAAAAACCTTCTTGCAGATGGGTGATCACCAACATCCACATGATAATTGAAAAAATCTTCCTTTTCTGTACTATATTTTTTAATTCTAATCTCTTCGCAAGCAGCATTTCTAGGGAAAAATGATATATTATAAAATCTACGATAACTCTCAATATAATCATATATCATTGACATAAAGTCATATGAAAGTTTAGATGGTTGGGTGGTTGGCTCCTTACCATCTACTAACTCATTATCAAATAAATTCAATTCTGTGAATTGACGGTAGTCTGGATGTACAGTATTAGTATGATCTGCCTCATTTTCATCAAAGAACTCCACAACCTTATCACACCATTCATCTGGTATTGCATTTTCCCATGTTGAAACAAAAGCCGAATTAGTAGTCGGTTCGATAACCTCAAAATCGTCGGTTGATTCCGTTTCTTCACTTTCTATATTTACACTTTCGTTATTAACTTCAACATCACTCAATTCAACAGTTCCTACTACTTCTTCTTTACTCATAATACTATCTCCACATTTCCAATACGTTTATTATTCCCGACACCAGTATAATTCTGACCGCCAGATTCGTTTGATATATTTGATTGTGCCGAATCCGACACATCATATAATCTCATCTTTGACTTATCAACCCCAACCACAAATCTCTTAGTCATATTTGGATCATTATATCTATTCTTTAATTGTTTAATCATGATTTGATTTAAATCATCCATTTCTTCTGAAGATATTAACGCAAACATCAAATCCGCAGTAGCTGGTAAACCAAAACTTTCTGAAGTATCTTCCAATCCAAAATCAGAAGATACAAACCCCTGTCTATTTACTTGAGTTGCACTAACCAATGGAACATTATATTCAACAGCAAGTCCACGTAATTCCTCAGCTATAGATTTTACATATGTATATGAATTTACATTACTCCCACCCTTTAATCTAGATGAAGTACATATATTCAGATAATCTATAAAAATAACATCAGGTTTAAATGAAATCTTTAACCACAACTCATTCAATAAATGTTTGAAATGATTCGTGGATGCAGAAGCGGTTGGATACTCCTTAATTATCAACTTTCCAGTTATTTTTGATTTTGCCCTATCAATTCTTTTTGTATATATATCTAAAGGTAACTCTGACAACTTCTGTATAGGTGTATCAAGTAAATTAGCATCAATACGTTCTGCAATCTTTTCTTCTGACATCTCTAATGTAATATACAAAACATTAAACCCACTACATATATGACTTGCAGCAAGATCACACATAAATAAAGATTTCCCAACACCAGTACCAGCCATTGCAATATTTAAAGTCTTTCTAGAAAGACCACCTTTAGTTATCTTATTGAACTTATCAATACCAAATGGTATTTTTTCTTCAACTCGATGATAAAATTCCCACCTCTCTTTATAATCATTAACAAAATCATGTCCAACATTATTATCAAAAGATACAGCAAGAGCCTCAGTCAATATCTTTGGTATCTCCCCTTTATCTTTAGTTCCTTTATCATCATCAATTATACCAATAGATTCTAAAATACCATTATATAATGCCCTTTCCTTACACCATTCCTCAGTAGTATCTAACAAATATTCTAAATCTTCTTTAACACAATCACCTAATACATCTATAACATCCTTTGTAGATGTATAAAGAGATTCGACACCATCCATAGAATCAATTCCTATATATAATGAATTTAAACTTGGACGATTATTATATTTTACAATATACTCATCAACCATGTTATATATTAATTTATATCTATCATCACTAAAATATTCACTTTCTATATATGGTATTACTTTCCTACAATATTCATCATTATTTATCAGATTCTTCAATATTGTCAATTCCGTCAGACTCATCTTCACTCTCTTTATTGTCTAAATATTCATATAATAAAAAATTCAAAATCTTACCAACAACTATTTTAAATTCGTCAGATTCATCTAATTGTTCTATGGTATATTCCGAATTACCAACCAACACATTATATTCAAATTGTATATTTAATCTATCCTCAGTTTCTTCGGGTTCAATACTACCATATTTATAAACAACATCTACATATTCCCCCTTAGAAAGTTTAACAGCATAATAATCAAAATTATCGTTTTCTACAACTTCAAATAATTCTTTAAATTCATTTACTACGTCATCAGATAACATAACATTAGCACATTCACTCAATCGTTCATCCATATCACCCCCATCAATCATTAAACAGATAATCAGTATCTGTAATAAGTTTTTTATTACTAGAAATACAATATTTATTACTTAAAAATGTTAAAAATTTATCAGATTGTAATATAGGTTTCCAAAATTCTATATTATTCGTAGTAGACCCCCTAAACTTTTTATCTACAATCTCACCAGTTTCTAAATCAATAAGATTATACCAACCACCGGATCTCTTTATTATACCACAATCCACCGCCATGTCAAGTAACCCAGACCATCTATCCAATCCATCCTCAAAGGAAACATTTATAGGTATCTTCGATTTCTCTTTAACATACCTAGATTTCTCTATATTAATTATAAAATTATAACCCGTCAGATCAGAACCAGTTTTATCTTGTTGTCTACCAACAATCCATATATTATCGGAAGAATAATATGCACCCTTACCACCAGACACCACTTGTTTTGAAAACATTTCTTGTGTGTCATACGTATGATTAATAACAATCATTGGAATGTCATTTAATGTAAGATGTGGTGTAACCATCCTAAATAATGACTTGAATTGTTTTGCCCTTGTCATATCAGCAGCACTCTTCTCTGCATGGGCATCATCTACCTCTTTTTTCGATGCTAAATTACCAACAGAATCTATCATAATAAATATTCTATCATCACGACTGATTTCCTTCACTTGTTTCATAATATCAAATTTAAGTTCCTCTAAATCTGTAACAGGAACATGCAACACTCTACTCGTATCAATCTCAAATGTATCAAAATATGATTGCGGTGTACCAAATTCGCTGTCATAAAATATACATATAGACTCTTCATACTTATCCATATAAGATTTCATACATAATAAACCAAATGCCGTCTTAAAATGTTTTGATGGTCCAGCAATCATAGTTAACCCTGAACTAAATCCACCAAAAGGACTTCCAGAAAAAGCAATATTAATAGCAGGGACTTTAGTAGTCACCACATCATTGTTATTCAAATAAATAGAATCTTGTAATACAGAAATTCTATCTTGTAAGGTAGAATTCTTCCTCATTCGTTCCATTAACCCCATATGCTTCTCTCCTTATAAAAAATCATCTAAAACATTTCTATGTTCAACATCCCAACCAATAGAATCGGTTATTGTCTTAATTGGATCTAAAAACGCTTTAGTAAATTGAATATCATAATTAATATACTTATTTAATTTAAATTCTGGCGGTAACACATCCAACATAGAAATAGTATTATTATTAATAGGATTCGGTACTATTAAATAACAAAACTTTATCTTATCTCCCGATTTAATCGTTTGATATTTACTATTCAACCCCAATTCACCAAGTAAAAAATTATAAAATAAAGCACCCTTTACATGTATTGGAGTACCTTTAGTATATACATCTCTACTACTATAATATTTGTTAATACCTTCATTAATACCACGTGGAAATGATATATCCATTATATCCATTTTTTTAAATTCCAATCTGAAATCATCAATAAAATCTATTAAATCATCATTATTTTTATTAATTATAATTCCCAAAGACTCTTTAATTTTTTCTCTACATCGTTCAGGAGTAGAACTTCTAACTGCCTCTATACCCATCATCTTCAATTTAGGTGTAGAATATCTAACACCCTCATCATCAAATACATTTAATATATATCGTTTCTTGGATGTCCATATACCAACATCTGCAATAACTTCACGTGACATAACCATCTTGTTTTCATAACAACCCATATAATTATATAAATCCAAATACGCAGATAACAACATTGGTTCAAACTTTTCTTTACATATCTTGTCAAGAATATCAACAACCTTAGATTTATCAGAAACCGGTAATCCCAATTTACTAACTAAAGGAGTAAAATTAACATATAATGAATCAGTATCAATAGCAACAACATAATCACCACCAGTTGCTCCTAAAATACTATCAATATAATCATTCATATATTTCTCTGCCCACTTAATAGACAGTTGACCAGATAAAGTAACAGCCTCCGCAATTCTCAAATCATAATATCTAAAGTAAGGATTACCCATAGCACCATATAATGCATTCATCATAATCTTAATAGCTAATTGCTGATTATGTAATGATGATATATTATTATCTAAATCGTTAACAACTTCCACTTCACGTTTCTTCTTAAGTGTAATCATATCAGATTTAATCACACGACGTTCAGAATACAACTTATCAATTACGGATGGTATCACACCAACAACATCTGTTCTATAATGTGTTCCATTCGCCGCCATAGTTGTTTCTGTCGAATCATATTGTCTATCAAACTCTTTCACACCCAAACATCCCCCAACATCAACACCACTAGTACTAGATGGTAAAATCGTCTCAGGCGACATATTATATTGTTGTAATAACATAGGATATAGACTATTTAAATCAAATGACACAACCCACTCATGTTTACCTAAAATCGGAGGTTTAACATACCCACCGGCAAATGTAGACTTAATATTTTCCTTTTTTGGTGGGGGAACCATATTGCTACCACACAATAATCTATATATATAAGTATCCCATATCAATGTAGTACCAAACACAGAATCATAATTAACACCAGCTTTATATGCCATCGTGAAACACAAAGACATTAACCGTAATTTATCATCCAACCTGTCGACAATTTCAACATCTTTTATATTATAATCAATATACAATTGAAAATCATTTAAATATAACTCATGCAAACTGGAATGTTCAGAATAATCTAATTTACGGTCACCCAGTTCAACATACGCAATATGATCTAATCTATATGACTCTCTATTTACATATGTAAACTTTTTATATAAATCTATATAATCCACCTGTTCAACACCAACAATACTATAATATTGATGTTCCTTTCCCATCTTAACAGCACTACGGTTCCGAACAATTTTCCATGGTGAAATCTTACTAACATAATATTTACCAAGTAGTTTTTCTACTCTATTAACAATATATGGAATATCAAAAAATTTAATATTCCACCCAGTTATTACATCTGGTCTATGTTTTGGTGATGACCAAAAATTTATAAAACGTTTTAAAAGATCATCCTCATCTAAACACCTAATATACTTAATATTTAAATGTTTATGTGGTGATTTATCAACATCATAATCCCTATAACCGAAAACATAATAGATATTCTCATTATCTTTAACAGTTATTGCAGTTATAGGTTGGGCACTTATTTGTGGATCTGGGAAACCACCACTAGATTCAACTTCAATATCAATATTAGATACATTAATAAACTTTTCATTATATTCTATATCATTTGGATATCTATTATAGATATATTGAGATATATAATTAGACATACCATGAATAGAAACATCAGTATCATTATATCTAGAAATAAATTCAGTAGACTCTTTCATACTACTGAATTTCATTTCCTTTAAAGGTACACCTTGAATAGACAACCAATCTTTATTAGGATTGCCAAATTTGTAATAATCTTCTGCGTCAGAATTACACTCTAAATACATAGTGGGTTCAAACTTAGTTCTCTCTGATTTGAAATTCCCATCTCTATCATACCCATTATACAATATATCATTACCTGAACGAGCAACAGTAGTATAGAAAAAATCAATACTCATAATAAAAAAACTCCAAATTATAAACTATATTTTAACAAATGCAGAACTTCCAGATTTAATAGGTTTATTCGTACTCGGTATTACTATACCAGCACCAAATATTTTATTATATTCATTCACCAAATCAACCACAGGGTCAACAACAAATGCAACAAAATCGACACTCATATTAATACAATCTTTCGCATCTGTATATGGCATAAATGGAGCCAACCCTATCCTAGCAGTGGCAGTAGTAGGATCAGAATATGAAGTAGCCAATTGACAAACATTTTTCAATTCATAAATACCATCTTCTAACTTAACCTCACCCATTAATTCCTCACCAGATATCAATCGTATAACTTTAATACTACTCACTTTTTGTTTCTTCGTCTTTTTGTGCGAAATGCACTAACAAACTTTTTAATTTATTTTCAGCATCACTCAATTTATGTAACCATGAATCCAACTCATCAGTGACGGATGGTTCAGTGAAAGTTTTATCCGAAACAACCGGATTATCAAACAAATTTTTAATATGTGCTATAGCATTATCTCTCTCATACTCATACTTACGTATCATAGTTCTCATAAACAAATTATTTACATAGTTATTACTCATTACACTCTCCCATTAATTAAATCAATCTTCCCAATCATAAGACTCACCTTCTTTAAGTCCATATTTTCTTGCCATTCTTCTGGCATGTTCTCCAACATAATCACCTTCTCCATATGTAGAAACAATCCATTCTCTTTCTTCTAATATTTCATCTCTCCGTGTTGAACATACACGAACAATATCCAATAAGCAACGGCGTGCTCTTTTAGATGCAGAATAATTATTATTTAAAAATTTATCATTTTCTATCTTATACTCATCAACCAATCGTTGTAATTGTTCATGAGTCTCCATATTATTTACGTTTCCCTATATTATATTTTGGAATCAACTCCCATTCTTCTTTTTCTTTGTATGGTATCACCTTTATCTGTGATATTGGTGCAATTTCAAACTCATCAGGTCTAACAACCGTAATCAATCCCCATTCATCAAGTAACGCAACAATCTTATTTCTTCTAGCACGATCATTGTCAGAAAAATCTGACATTTTACCATCTAATAAAAACAATTCCTTAAAATGTACAATATAATACTTATTCTTTTTGTGTAATATATGACACGATTGAAACAATTTCTTCTCACGTTTAGAAGAAACCCCAATACGTGTTAATGTTTCAATAACCCTAAGAAAATCATCCTCATCTTGTAATTCCACTTCAACCAATCTATCTACGACATCCATCATCTCCATAAACTCCCATGTCAATCACCCTTATACATAATATTTTTAATATCTTCAATTTGACACTCCGTTAAGATATCCATTACAACCTCAGTTTTTTTATTACTATAATTATAATACTCCTTAACAAAGTCAAAATCCCTATGTTTTTTCTTCTTTGGCCAAGTAGCATATCTCTTACTTGGACGTATTATATTTAGTAAATAATCAAACTGTAACTTATTATCTAAGTGATGTAACATGTTCATTTCGTTTGAATATAAAATAGTATCCTTATACATAGAAAACACTTTACATATCATATATGGACTATAATTAGTTGTCCAATTTTCATCATCAGAATCTAATAACTTCTCCTTCGTATATGATATGGAATTAACATAATCTTTAAAAAGGTCATAACTCATATCATTTCCACTCACATTCAACCATTAATTCCGTCAAACATGCAACTAAATTAATCTCATCATTGGCAACAAAATATGATTTATACTGATACTCACCAAGAATAATAACTGCCTGTGGAATTGACCGACTCTCAACATACTGATATAACCCATCATATATCAACCGAAATATAGTATTAACATCATTATCTAAGTTAGACACCACCCACTTTCTCATTTCACTAAACTTTTTATTTTTTAATGAAACACATAAGTCTTTAATATCAGTAACATCCGATAATATACCAACATCAATTACACCATTACTAGAATATGACTGTAATTCATTAATACACCTACGCCAATCTGGAAAATAATCAACTAATAATGATCTAACAACATCTGATTCATATGTAACACCTTCTTCCTTTAAAATATAACACAGACGATTATAAAATTTAGAAGCTAATTTAGACTTTTCTTTATTATCTATATTAAAGTCAACAACACTACACCTACTATGTAGTGGTTTTATTATCTTATTCTTAAAATTACATGTGAAAATAAACCTACAATTATGTGAAAATTCTTCAATAAATCCACGTAAAGCTGGTTGTGCCATATGAGATAAATAGTCAGCCTCATCAATAATAATAACTTTATCTTTTCCATCCAAAGATACTGATGATGCATATTGTCTCAAAGTAGTACGTATACCATCTATACCATTATCTTCAGTACCATTCACAAAAAGATAATCATAATTCAATTCTTCACACAAAGCCTTTGCAACCGTAGTTTTACCAACACCCGGTCCACCAGATAACAACAGATTAGGCATAACACCGGTTTCCACTATAGAACTAAAGGTTCTACCTATACCATCTGGTAATATACAGTCCTTAATAGTTTTAGGTCTGTATTTTTCCACCCATAAAAAATTATCACTCATAATAAAAACCCCATAATATATACATCAATCACACAGACTTATAATAAGAATCAGACTCCAATGACACCCAATATTGAATAGATTCACTCTGATGTTTAAATGTTGCTAATTTACCACCAGAAACATCAATCTCATATGCACCATCATATAACTTAAGATTCTCAGACTTAAAATATATCTTGAAATCATCATCAGATTTACCAACTGGTTCTCTAGCAATATCCGATAAATCACTCTTTTTATCTATTGCCACAAAATAAATAATACCCTTATCCGTCATTAATGCATAATCTGGCAACGAATTAATGTAAGATACTTTCTTAATTCGTTGCAAACAGTCATCAGACAAAACAACTGAAAAATCAATCTCTGGAAAATCCTTACTATTGTCGGGATTATGATCAGAACCATCCATCTTAAATGTTTTTTTAGGATGAACAATTACAGTTTCATCCGAAGATCTAAACTCATAAGTTCTATCATCATTTGACATCATAATACAGTTTTCCATAAATTCCAAATTAGGATATATCTGTAAATTAGATAAAAATCTAGGCAAATCATATATGCCTATCTTGTTAGGAAATACTTCATCAACATCAGCTGATACCAAAACATTTCTCATAATAGACATAGACGACAGACGGCTACCACTATTCAATAAAATTGATGGGTTTACTAATGCAAAATTTCTTAAAATTTGTTGTGTTTTCTCACTAATTATCATGTTGTACTCTCCTGTTCATCTTTATATTCTAATTCATATCTACGTTGGGTATCTTCCTCCACCAATCTTTCTGGTAAGTTAACTGAAGAAAATCGTCTCATCCTATCGAATTTTCTTTTCATCCCCATCATCATCTTTTCAATATTATATTTTTTCGTGATAAGTTTCGTTCTTCTTATCCTCTTCAATTGTTTCCGTTTCTGCATATTTGTCATAGACATTACTTTATATCCTCTATTATCATTCAATCAATACAAGTATAACACATAATTACATAATTGTCAAGTATTATTCATAATACTGAAATTACCAACCTTTTTATACGATATTATATTCTTAAACTTATCATATAAAATATCACCTTTATGTGATATAATAAATATATTATGGTCTACAAAAAATCCAATCAACCTCAAAAAATCTTCAGTACCATTAAAATCTAAACTAGAATCAAATACTTCATCTAATATTAATAAATTAGTATTTACTGAATTCTTCATCCTTGCAATATCTCTCCACGTGAACAATAAAGCCAAATCAATTCGCATTCGTTCACCTTCAGAAAAAGAACTATATGTAAACTTATCACGATTCCTAGAATTTATAGTTTCATTAAACTTCTCATCCAATTGAAAATTAACGTAAAAATTCATCTCCCTAAGATACTTATTAATATAATTATTAATAAGAGGTAAATAATATCTTATTATTGAATTCTTAACACCATCATCATTTAATATCCTAGACACAATATCATAATAATGTCTATCTTCCAATAATTCACGTTTTCGTTCTACATAATCATCATATTCATGTGTATATGATTCAAGATCATCATATAACCCATTTATTGAAATATTATCATTTTGCATTGTTTCAGTTTCATTTTGAATAGTTGTTATATTATTATTAATATGGTCAATATTCCAATTACACTCTGTAATAATTAATTTATATTCTGATATTTCACGTTCAACTAACACAACACTTTCTATATTTTTACTTATCCTTTCACATTCTAAAACAACTTCACTTAATGATGAATTAATTTTATCAACCTTAGTATCACAATCACTAACCATGAACTCTTTATATTCGGAACATATGTTTTGTTTACATGATGGACATTCATCATTATTATGAAACCATTCTATCATATCAACTTTAGTACGTGTTATATTCTCAAGTTTATACCTTATCTTATCAATAGCAACCTTACGTGTCTTCAATTCAGTAATATCCAAAACATCATCAGATATATTATCAATTTTAATTTCATTTTCTTTAATCTTGTCAACGTATTCTTTAATATTTAAGTTATACGTTAATATCTTATTATCATTTCGTTTAATAATATCATCAGTATTACGCTCAGTATCTTTAATATATCCTTCTTGTAATGATATTTTTTGTTCTAATAGATCTATTCTACCAGATACATCCAACAATTCCACCTTACACTCAGAACTTTTAACCTTAACATTCTCATTCATAATTGAAAATATCTTAATATCAAGGATATCTTCAATTATATCTCGTCTATCTGATGTATTCAACTGCATAAAGGGTATGAACGTGGCAGACCCTAATAAAACAGTTTGTGTAAATGATTTATAATTCAATTTTAATATATTACATTCTAAATACTTTTGAGAATCTTTAATCTTTGAATCTTGATCTAGTAAAATATCATTTATATATAACCTAAAATTATTAGGTTTAATTGAACGGATTACCTTGTATTCATTATCTCCTATTGTAAACTCTATCTCAATTACACAATCCTTATTATTAACAGAATTAACTAATTGGGGTTTATTAATCTTCCTAAATGATTTACCAAACAATCCAAAAGTAAGTGCATCCAATATAGTAGATTTCCCAGAACCATTATCTCCAACTATTAATGTAGAATGGTTGACATTTAACTCAACCTCCGTAAACCTATCACCAGTAGATAAAAAATTCTTCCATCTAATTCTTTCAAATATAATCATATACTACATCTCTCTCAGAACATCCATATATACATCATTCAATATAACCTTCAATCTAGATTTATCTACATTAACATCATATCCATCTATATATTTTGATAATAACGATATAGTATCATCTTCTAATGATAATACATTTTCATTTAATCTATCTTCAATTTCAATATCATCTATAATATCAACATCGGCTACATTATTTTTATACAACATATCAATAAATAAATCAAACTTATATATATCCGACTTTTCACGAACAATAACCTTAACAAATTTACCAGTATATTTAAGATAATCAACAGTCATATCATCATAATATTCAATCTTCTCAAACATAGTATAAGTATTCTGTATAAATTCTAACTCACGTGTCTCTGTATCAAATATATGGAATCCTCTTTTATCTTTATAATCCGACCAAGTTAACTCATAAGGATTACCTAGATATGTAACATTTCCATCTGTAGATTTATGATGGAAATGTCCACTATATACAACATCAAATTTATTAAATTTAGATTTATCAACACCATCAATACATTTAATACCACCATTCATCAAAAACCCAGATATCTCTAAATGCCCCATTAAAATATCAGCATTAGTATCAGATATATGACTATCCACTTCATTATAATTATCATCATTTATCCACGGACACATACATATATCAACCCCATCAAACTCAACAGTTTCAATAGAAGAATAAATTTTAGGTGAGTGTACATTATTACTATCTATCAAAGAATCCATTGCATTAACTTTATTAGAATTCTTAAAATAAGTATCATGATTACCTATAATAATATGCATATCAATTTCATTATCATAAATCTTTTTAAGAAACCCATTCTTAAATTTATGCAATATATTAAAATTTATAAATTTCCTACGATCTACTACATCACCCAAATGAATAACCGTATTAATATGTCTATCCTTTAATTCTTTAAAAAATATATTATCATAAAATTTCATCATATAATCATAAAATAATAAAGAATCGTTCCTGGCTCCCCAATGTGTATCAGTTATCAATGCTATTTTCATTATGTTTCTCACTTTTCTTAAGTTTTACAGGTTTAACACTGTTACGTGATATACGCTTATCTTCCTGAAATTTCTCAAATTCATATAAAAATTTATCTATATTACTTCGATTATCCCTAATATAATCTAAATAAGAATCCTTAACGCTAGTAACGTCATTATCATTCATACCATCAGATTCTAATGCATTAGAACTATATATCGATTTATATTTGATATATAATTGTTTCTTCTCTTTCTGAATTCTTCTAATAAATGCAAAATATATTATCTGAGTGAAATATGAAAACGGATTATCTGACTTGTCTGGATTAAAATTATTAATATATAATAAACAATTCTCAATACCATCACTAACCATATCATCTCTATAAGTATAATTTATAAAATTAGGTCTGTACGATAAACCCTCGGATATTTTCATTATACATTCACATATATATGATGATACTTTAGGCGGAACTCTATATAAATGATAACTCTGTCGTGGTGTTGGTAAAATAAGATTTTCTAAAATATATATATTAATGTTTATATCGATAATATACCATGAGTAACGATTACCAACAGTATCTGAATAAGACTTATAATTAACATATGATGTCCTATATATTATCATCTGTTTTAAAAACTCAGAATTATCAACATAATGTTGGGTTTTTTTAATATACCCTTTCTTCATTTATATTCTCCATAATTAAATACACATAATATGTATTATACACTAATATTACCTATTTGTCAACCAGCTTGACAATTCATCAATTTTATGTTATTATGGTTCTGTTGGGGTTTAAAGTTTTAATTAATATAGTATTTTCCAATTGGTTTAAAATCTATTAGATCATCCATAGTATTTTCAGTCTCAATTGGCGATGTGAATTTATTATATATCATCATTACTTCATTTGTTGGATTGTTAATTGTTATTATTTTATCATATGATAAAAATGATGTAATGTCATCTGTAAATATATTATCTTCCATAATATATATGTTGTTTTCTTTATATGATAATTTTAATATATTTGTAATATTAACACCACCATTATCCTCATCATATTCTAAGTCACCTATGATAAATTCATTTGTAATTAATTTAATAACATATATTGTCATTCTATATTCATATTATTAATTTTGAAGTTGAATTTCTCTTCATTATATATATTTAATCTTTCATAAAAATGTTTACATACAAAGTTTACATATTTCTTATATCTTAAATCATCAACAATATCATATAAAATCGATATATTATTATTATCACTTTTACGTAATGCACGACCAATTGACTGTAAACTTCTAATACGACTTTTCGTTGGAGATGCAAATATAATATTATGTAGATTTTTTATATTGATACCCGTAGAATAAGTTCCATATGATGCTATTATTATAGATTCAGTATCATTATTCTCAACCTTTAATCTTATTTCTTCTCTAATATCAGCTGATACTTGTCCAGAAATAAAATATATAGACTTATTTTTAATATTATGTTTTATTAATTTATGTAATGGTATACCGTGTTTTTCTACATAATTATATAATATTAAAGTATTACCATTTAAGGATTGTGCTAAATTACTTATTATTATATTCCTTCGTTTATTAGATATTATCCAATCCAATTCTTCATGATATTTAAGTTTTCTTACTTCTTTACATTGAGATTCTTTATATTTTAATACAATACATTGTATTTTGAAATCAGATAATGTGTTCGAATCTATTAACTTTTTTGTTGTTGTTATTTGTTTTATGTCACCAAATAACCCATTTAATACTAATTTATGTGTGTGTGTACCATCTAATGTACCGGTTGTACCAAACCTATATTTACAATGAACTAAATTATTCATTATTTTTATAAGAGAGTTCGATTTAAAAGAATGACACTCATCACCAATAACTAAACCAAATTGATCATAATATTCTCGTTTAAGTTTATATATCGACTGCCAAGTTGATATAATTACACATTTATCAGTATCTTTAGACTGCCCTTGATAGACCTTATGACACGACTTTTCAACGTTGAACCCATAATCTTTAAAGTCACCATACATTTGAGACACTAACGATGTGGTGGGTACAATTATAAGAACTTTCTTGCCGTTTAAATCTGGATGCAACAAGAAAAATCTAATGATAGAGTATATTATCAGTGATTTGCCAGAAGCGGTAGGAGACAACAACACGGCACGACTGTTGTTAATCGCGTGCATAATGGCATCAAGTTGGTAGCCTCGATATGCAATATCTTTACCCTTAGATTTGGGCGAAATATAACTAGATAATTGACCCATGTCCGATTTGTTGAACTCGGTATTAGGGTTGGGAGTCTCACTATCAACAACCCCATATCCGTTGATGTTGCAGAATTCTATTACTTTATTTTTTAATCCTGTATATATTTTTCTGTCAACGGGATTAAATAATCTTATATTACCATCCCATATTTTCTTTTTATATGTGGGCATGAATTCTGCACCAGGAACTTTAAATGTAAAATAATCAACTAATTCTTTGAGTATATACATTTCCGGAGAATCAATTTGCAGATAAGACTCATCCAGTTTATGAATTATAATATGATTATTATCCGTCAAGAAGCTTCCATAAATCGTTTAAAATCAATTAAATTCTTAACAGACCATCGTTTATCACCCAACAAATCCAATGTTTTATCTATTAAGTATAATGTCTGTTTTGTCATTTCATATTTTAATTTATATTCACTTATATATTTATCACAATCTATCCATGACATTAATTCAGATTTAGATATTTTATTACCATGTATTTCCCAACCTAAATCATTTATTTCTTTATCGGATAATTTACCATAATAATACAAAGTTCTTAATGCTGTTATTTTTTTATATTCTATAGACATAGTTAATAACTTAGACTTATATATTTGTTGATATTCTAGCCATTTCCCAATCATTAATTGTGTATTAACTATTTCACCATTTTGATCACCAATGGTTAATATATCAATTTCTAAATCGGATTTAGATTCTTCTATTAATGTTTCTAATGTAATCATATTATATTATTTAGTTTCTCCACTGATAAATTAGTAAATTGAAAATCAACAATACAAGCAACATTATTAGTCATAGTATCAGTTGTCGTCAGTGTGACCTCAGATAATGAGGTAGGGAATACATCATAAAAAGATAATTTCATTACTGGTTGTTGGTTATTATCATATAACAATAAAAATGCAGTTGATGTTATATGGTCAATAGTTTCTGTTAAAAATTCTCTTGACTTAAATCCCGAATATTGTTGAAAATTATCTGGGAAACCTAATCCAGTAAACCACTCATATAATTCAAACCAGTTTTGTAAATCTTCATTAACAATAAATGAGATATTTATTGTACCATATGATAATCTATCTCCAGGTTCTTTCCTTTGTATAAATGTAGTATCATGTGGAGTTTCACCTAGATTTATGGATGGAATGCCTATCGTCTGGATGAACCCACTCAAAGAAGGACATAAGTCTACTTCAAATTTAAATGATTGGTTGTTAAAATAATTTGAGTTTATTTCCATAATAATATACTGTTAGTTAGTTAGTTATATTATATTTATAATACAAATATTAAGCATAAAAAAAAGGGTTACCGAAGTAACCCTTTAATAATTTCTTAATGTTTATTATTGTTATATTAAATTAACTCATTAAGTTGTCAATTCTAAATAAACGATAATATACATTTGAACGGGCAGTTAAACCAGAACCAGCA